GAGCGGATGATCAGGTTCGAACTGACGACATCGGACTTGGAAGGACCGCGCTCTACCAACTGAGCTACATCCGCATAAAATGGCGGAGAGTGAGGGATTCGAACCCTCGGTACCCGTTATAGGTACAACACCTTAGCAGGGTGCCGCTTTCGACCACTCAGCCAACTCTCCTGTTTGTTATTTAATCAAATCGTTTTTTCTTATGAAAAAACTTTTTATAAACACGCAAAGGTCCATCAATACCAGGCCTTCGCAAAAAGAAATTAATAAGTCCTCCGTTTGGTTCCTTATCTTTTACAGTCATTGTCCATTCGTCTCTTTTAAATGGAATAACTTGGACTAATGGTTCTCCTGGACTAATAGTTACTGTTTCATCAGGACTAACATTTAACACTCCAGTAAACTGCACAGGTAAATCATAAACATCTGTATCAACTATAGCAGGAAACATTGTGTACTTGTCTTGAAAGTAATATTGCGGATGCAAAAATAAACAACTGTACCCAGGAGGCGTTTTTATTATCCAATCATTTGATACTTTAAAGTAGTGTCGTTTCTTATCTTTTATCTTTACAGGACATTGTTCGTGAAAGTGTCCTGTGATATAATTCTCATCTGCCGCACAATGTATTGAACTATGACCTACAATGCCATTATTATCCTCTGCTTTAATGTCAGCTTCGTATGCGTTCTTAATAATATAACCACTGGTCATCATATCCTGTACAGGTATGCAACCTTTAATAGATGTAGCATTAGGTCCTCTAAACAAGTTTATTTCTTGTGGTAAGTCTTTATACCAATTAGGCAACAGTTTTTTAGCAGGCTCAGGTGGCCAGTATTCTGTTACTAGAGGGTTTTCACTAATGAACTCTATTTCCATAATTATTTCTTAAAACTCAATTGATACTGTTTTCCATCGTGATAAAACGACACGGTAGAATGGCTATACACTTGCTCAGAACTTTCTGTATAGCGTGTAATATTTTTACATTGTTGTTCTTGCTTATAGCCTACAATTCCTTGTTCTGCTTGATTTTGATCGGCAGCAATCATACCGCCAATAACTGCACCTGCGGCAGCACCGTTGTCTTTATTAGTAATACCTTTACCAAGTAATCCACCAATGATCATTCCACCTAGTACATCACCTGCACTGGCGCCGCCACCTACACTACCATAAATTGGTACATCAACTAAATTGCATACTGTTTCAGTATACGGAGTTCTTTTAGTGACTGTTTTATAATGATCCTGTACTGCTTCTGCATATGCAGGAACACTTAATACTAGCGTAAAGGCTACAGTTGTCAAAATTTTCTTCATTTACTTTACTAAACTATTGAAACTAATCATAGTTCTCCCTGTTGTTTTGTTAACATTATAGTTAGAACCGTGCTCTAGCCAGCTCGGAAACATAACCAACCTACTATTCTCTACTGGAATAGTGCTAATACTAAAATTGAATTCATTACTCACCGCTGGCGTTTCAATTTTAGAATATGGATTTGGATTCTTAAATACTAAGTTGTTACTGTTCTTGTCTGTATTTAAGTATAACACTCCAGAAACTTTTGAATTAGGATGTGTATGGTCTACAACAACACTTCCTTCGTTTTGTACGTGTGCCCAAGAGTTACTTAACTTTAACTCGGGCTGGCCTAGCACATTTGCATACTCGTTAAGAACAAATGTAATTCTATCGTGTAAGTCGTCTACTGCTGTGTTCTTTGATACATCTTCTATAAAGTTTGTGGCGCCATCAAATGTACTGTATGCATTTCTTGGTACTGTTTCGTCTTGGTCGTGCATAGGTAAAGAACGAACATATGTGAGTATTTCGTCACGTTCGTGATCGTCAATAAAGTTATCAACTATCATTACTCCTGTTGGAAATAACGATTCAACATATACCTGCATTAACCTTCAAATCCTGTTACAATTTCGTAAATTTCTTTCCAGTTATTTACACAACGAGCACTACCATCATAATTTCTATTATGTTCGTGTTTCATTAAAATTCCATCAAGTCCTAATCGAATACCACAGTCAACGTTTTGTGGTTTATCTTCGATCCAGTAGCAACCACTACCATAATAAGGTTCTAGTGCTTCGTCTTTATCAGCACCTGTATCCAAATAAACGTACTTTTCAAATACTGTTGGACCAAACATTTCAATTAAGTTTTTAGTTCTTAAGTGTTGAGCATAATAGTCATCACTTAGACTTGTAATAGCATGGAAAATATAACCATGGTCTTCATGTAGTTTACGAACATATTTAATTGCATCTCTTAGTGGTGGAAGTTTTCTTATCCACGCACTTTCATTAAACATGCGTATTAATTTTTTTGATTCTGCTTTTTCGATGCCATACTTAACATCCATTAAATAGTTACCTGGTGCAACTATTTCGTAACCGTGTTTATTCATCCAGCGTCCAAATGCATATTCCCAATCAAACAGGACGCCGTCGCAATCTACTAATATTAGTTTATCTTTCATAATACCCTCTTTACTTCTTTTATTCATACTTTATATTAACATAAGAAGTAGGTATTGTCAACCTAAAGTTTAATATTAGTTGTACTTTCTATGTATTGTTTTGCGGTAGATTCGTCTGTTTTTGCAATAAAAACAAGGGTGTTTTTGTTAAGACTTAGTTTAGAATCGGGTGATACAGTAAAACTAAACGGAACCATGCCAATTCCTTGTTGTGTAGCAGTAAGTGCCATTGGTTTAGTTACTGTAAGTGTTTCGCCATTCTCGTCAACTAGTCGTGCGACAATTTCTTCGCCTGCGACAGTTTTTACAGAGACGGTATCTCCATTTTTGTAAGGTGCTTCAATTAACATTATAGTGTATATCCTGTTCCGTTATAGCCTGTGTCTTCTACGTATTTTACAAACTGATCGTAGCCGCCGACTTTTAATCCGTTAACAACAATCTGCGGGAATGTACGAGCTTCTGGAAACTCTGTTAGAATTTGTTCTCTATCAAAGTCTTTACCAAGTTCTCTGTATTCAAATGGATAGTCATATTTTTCACATAGTGCCTTTGCTTTTGTGCAACTAGGACACATTGGTTTTCCGTAAATTAAAATCATAAGCTAAATCCTTTAAATGTGTCAGCCGACACATCTTGCTTTGTGCCGCCTTGAACATAACTAGTTATCTCAGTCTCTTGCGGTGCTACTTGAACTTCGGCTCCGGAGATCCACTTCTGTGTCCACGGCAAAGGATTGTTTTTAACACTATAAGGACTCTTTAGTCCAATGTTTGTCATTCTACGTGTACAAATAAATTCAATATACTGACTTAATAGTTCTGTGTTTAAACCAATCATTGAACCATCTTTGAACAAATAGTCTGCCCAAACTTTTTCTTGATCAACTGCATCAACAAACATCTGAATACACTCTTCTTCTGTTTCTTTTGCAATCTTTTCAAAATCTTTGTCGTCTGTTTTTAGAACTTTTAGTAATGCTTGTGTACTTGCTAAGTGCAAGTTTTCGTCACGAGCGATTAGTTTGATAATCTTAGCGTTGCCTTCCATCTTCTTAAGTTCTGCAAACGCCCAACTACATGCAAAAGATACATAGAAACGAACACCTTCGAGAATGTTTACGCTCATTAATGTAAGCCATAGTTTTTTCTTAAGATCGTATAAATCAACTGTAACTTTTTTGCCATTAACAGTGTGTGTGCCTACGCCTAACAAGTTGTAGTACATGCTGGTTTCAATTAGTTCGTCATAGTATTTGCTAATGTCACCTGCACAATCAACAATCTCTTCAATGTCCATCATTTCATCAAAGATTTTGCTAGGATTACTGTACACATTACGAATAATATGTGTGTAACTACGACTATGGATTGTTTCACTGAACGTCCAAGTTTGAATCCAGTTTTCGATTTCTGGCAAACTCACAATTGGAGCAAACGCTTCTACAGGAGCACGACCTTGCACACTGTCTAGTAGAATCTGTCTTTTTAGGTTTGACGTAAAAATATGTTGTTCATGCAATGTTAAACTTTTAAAGTCTTTGCCATCCTTGTAAATGTCAATTTCTTCAGGACGCCAAAAGAATCCTAATTGCTTATCAGTTAGTCCATCAAAACTTTTATACTTTAGTGTATCATATCGTTGAATAGTTGGACCACCTGATGGATCAAGAAATGCTTTTACTTTGGTGTGGTCGACTCTGTTTTCTACGTCAAAAACGCTCATAATTATATTATCCTTTTAACATTTTTTAAAATAATAACACGCCATTGCTGGCGTGTCAAGTTTTATATTACACAACTTTCACATTCGGTTGTGTCTTCGGATACTGATTCGATTTCATTAAATTCTGTAAACATCTTGCTTACATCAACTTCGCCTGCACCGTCGTTGGTGTTGAAGTAATAAAGTTGCTTGCCACCGTATTTGTAGAACATAAGCATGTGTTGTAACATTACACTCATAGGAATCTTTTCATCTTCGTAGAATGCTGGATTGTAACTTGTGTTAACGCTGATGCCTTGGTCAATATACTTTTGTAATACACTTACAATTTTAATATAACCTTCAGGAGACGTATGTTCCCAAAGCA